CAAATCTTTCTAAACTCGTTTTTTTTATTTTATCTTTAATCTCTAAAGAAGAATTTGGATTCTTCACACCATATCTTTTCAAATTTGTTTTATTTGCCTTTTCTTTAACATTTTTATTCAATAATGAACATTCAACACCATATTTAATTAAATTAGTTCTTTTAATTTTTTCTTTGGTATCAGATGATTGTAAATTATATTCAACACCAAATTTTTTCAAACATGTTTGTTTTTTCTTTTCTTTAATTTTGGCAGATTGTGAATTATGTTCAACACCAAATTTTAATAAATTGGTTTGTTTTATTTTATTTTTAGTATCTTTACACAATAAATTTGTTGTTGTGCCAAATTTTTTCAAACATGTTTGTTTTCTCTTTTCTCTAACTTCTGCTAATTGTGATTGATGCTCAACACCATGTTTTTCGAAAAATAATTTTTTTCTTTTTTCTTGTACTTCTAGTGATTGTAATGGATTTTCAACGCCATATTTTTTCAAATAACCTTGTTTTATTCTATTTTTAATATCCTCATCAGAACCTTTACATTTTACTGAACAATGCGTAGTATAACCTCTATTAAATTTTATAAATTTAACTAAATTACCACACTTACATTTCGGTAATTCAGATATATTATTTAGATAATTAAATAACATTTGTCCCCAATTTGTTATCTTAAAATTTTTGTTAAATTCTATTATGTTATTAAGTTCATTAGGAAATTCAGTTCTTATTTGCGAAATTCCTTTATAACCACCATCTAAAAAATTTAAAAAATTATTATTCATTTTTTCTTTCTAATAAATTTATTAATTTGTCAATATCTTTTTTATCAAGTTTATTAATTAAACCCGCAACTTTTTGAAGTTTTTTGTCTTTAATTTCTTCATCTTCTGATTTCTTTGACATTTCATCTTCAGATTTTTTATTAACAAGTTTGTCTTCTTCTACTTTCGATTCAGTAATTGAATTCACCTCATCAATTGGTTCTTTAAATGCTTTTTCAAAATGTGGTTCCATTAATTTAATTATTTTTTTGGACCATTCTATATCTGCTTTCTGACATTCCTCTGAATGTCCACCTTCACTTGCTTTTCTATAATCACTTTTTAATTTATTTGGATTTTTATAAAAATATTGTAAATCCTTCATATATTTTTCATGAACAAGTTCAGCCAAATCTTTTAATAATTCTATTTGACTATCATTTTCTTTTCCTTCCATGAATGGTAGTAAGGAAAAACCTAGGCGACCTAAGAAATCATATCTAAAGGGTTGCGTACCAATTTTAGAATTATAGTCTGTAGTATTATTAGCTTGACTTTCTAAATCACTGCCATTTGTAGGTATATCGTTCTTACCAATTAACTCACCATTCGAATCAATTATTTCGAGTAAGTCTTTCTTTTTTAATTTCATATAATTAATTTAAATATAAATACTCTTTATATTAAGATTCACCATCATCAACATCTAAAAATTCTGCTGCTTCTTCCTCACCATTTTCATGTTTTTCAATAACAAAATCTTCAAATGCTTCATCAGAATGTTCCATTTCAGCAAATACCCATTCCATAGTTTTATCTAATGGAATTTCGTATTTTTGTTTGAATTCTGCAAACGCAGTCATTCTAAATTTTCTTTCTTTTTCTAAAAACAATTCTCTATCACTTTTAGTTGCCAATTCAGTAATTTTTAATTCTTGAAGTTTCTTTTGATGTTCTTCTCTTTGTTTGTCAAGTTCAAGTTCAATTTGACTTTTAGGAATATCAACATTACTTCTGATTATTTGACAAACCAACATGATAATCACAACCATCTTTTACAAGTACTAAATCGCCTTCTTTATATTCATCATTTATTGATTTGATTCTTGGCTTATTACTTATTGTCATTTTTTCATTAAGATAAATTAATGCATTATCATATATTTCATAATGAACGCAATATTCTTCATTCATTTTAAAACCATTCCAAATCTTTCTTGGGTCATATCCGGTTTTATTCCAGAAATCAACTTCAAGGTCTTCCAAATGCATTGATTCATCAAAATTATCCGAATCAAAATTTCTTAATACTAATTCATCAAGTAATGGACTAAAATCTGCTTTTATTAAATTATCTTCTTTATCCATTTTAACTAATATTTTTTTCTGAACATCTGGTGCAAATCCAACCAAAAGTGTTTCAACTCTTTTATTAAAAGCATCGAGATATTTCGCATAATTATAAACCCCTGTCATATTTGGATTTTGTTGAAGGTCTTCATTATTAATTAATGTGGCACAATATCTTTCTTCACCAGTAATTTTATCAATAATTTTACGTGAATCTCCATGAGATTTTTTATATCCACTATTTACATAATATACCACGCTATCTAATTCAGGTTCTGCTGGCATGTAATTAGCAATTAACTTCATTTTATCATCAATAGTGGGTTCTTTTTTTAATTTTTCAAGATTAAGACTATCTTTATGCTTTTCAAAAAGTTCTTCTCCAATTTTTTCACGTTTTTCAATTAATAATTCCATATGTGCTTGCATGCCCTTTTCTCTACCATTTTTATCATCACCTCTTTTTTTATAAGCACTTAAAGTTTTTTTAATTTTACTCTTACTTGCAATTTTCTTTAAAGGAATTCTCATATAACGAATATCATCAGCATAATCATAATAATACTTTACAAATTCTTTACCTTGACCATGAAGAATCATTTTTAATCCCTCATCAATAAATTCTTCAATATATTCAGGCATTACTTTAGACTTGATAGTATTACCAGTTAATTTAATTTTTTCTTTCATTTCACCAGTTTTCTTATCTTTAGCCATTGAAAGTGTACCATAATTAATACGTGAAAGATTTAAACAAGAAATACTTTTGCCATCGTTATCTATGCTTATATAATTAGTTTTATTTGATGTATTACTTTGAAACTCTTCCTTATTATATTTTTCAATAAGTGCATCAATACCTACTTTATCATCATACTTCCACATTTCTTCAATTGTACCATCGTAATCCATTATTCCTTCAATTGCTCCATTTAAACTAATATTAGTTCTTTCAGGATATTGAAAATTAATACCATCAGTAACCGCAAGTAATGCAATACAACCATATTTACTAAACCAATTAATTGCATGTCTTAAATGAATTCTACCCACACAAGTAATTCTTGCTGCACAAACATTATCTGACCAGTTAAATGAAATATTCGAACCCAATGCACCAAATAATGAATTATTTAAAATCTTAATAGGTAATTGTTTGACTTTAGACATTGCAACATCTGCTGCAGTAAGTTCATTATTAATATATTTCACATGTATTTCAGGGTCAATTTGTCTTAACAATTCAACTTCTTCCTTATCCAATTTAGTACTATTTGCCAATTTTTTGTAAATATTACGAGTAGTTGTAAGATAAAGTAATAATTTTTTCATAACACCTGTAATATCAAAAATTGGAAATACTCCTTCTGTTAATTGAATCATAGGATAAAGACTGGCATAATCAATTTTAATAATACGTTTTGAATATCCTGTTTTATAACATCTTGCTAAACCACCACTAAATTTTTCATATTTATCTGATTGAGGTATTGCCAAATCATTTTCATAACTCCACGCAGTCATAAGCAAATTCCATATTGCTGCAGTACCCATTGTACAAATACGTTGATATGTAGTAGGTACTATTTTAGCAAGCATAAATGATGATTGATTATATAATTCATCGACTTGTTCTGTTTCCCACAAGTCATCAAGAAGATATTGTTTTACAAGTTTCTTACCACCAATAAATATAATTAAATTTTTTGGAAGTGCTTCTATTTTAAACCAATCTATAAAACCCTTACATTCATCAAGATATGTCTTTTTTAATACTTTATATTGTTCATCATCAAAATTGGTTTTATTAATTTGAAGTTTGTATAAATTTCTTGATACTTCCTGATATTCATCAGGTACTTGAACATAATTATTTTTTTCATCGATAAGAAATATTTTATTTTCATTATAATATTTACCAATTGAATTATCTTCTCCTTCGATATATGTTCTATTCTGTCTTGCCAATTTTTCAAACTTTGCAATATATTTTAATCCTGTTGATTTTAAATCAGAATTTACTGCTGCAGTTCGTTTTGCAGCATGTAATGTATCAATAATTGAATATCCCCACATTTCTGTAGCAGTATATTTGTCAGCAGTGTTACCATACTTAACAGAAACATTACCTCTTCTTTTTAATTGTATTCCTTCTTTAAGTCCGGTAGGTACTTCAGTTAAATCCATTTTTAATAATTTTGCTCTACCTAGAATAAAGTCAAAATCGAATGTTTCAGAATTATGTCCTAAAATAACTGCTGGATGTAAATGATTAATTAAATTAAAAAAATCTTGAATTAGTCGAATTTCAGATTCATCATCATTTGTTTTATCTACTTCCAGAATTGTTTCAAAACCACGATTATCTCTAACCCCAATTGCAAATACTCTGGCAATTTGATAACGTAAACCAGTGGTTTCAATATCAAATGTTAATTTATGAACATTTTTATATTCTTCATATCCTTTATAAAGTCTTGTTTGTGTTGAAATAAAAAATTGTTCAGTTGTTCTTGGTGCATAAAACAAATCCCTATATAAATAAATTGGTTCACCTTTTTTATCTTTAACTATCTGGTCATTATCATCAATTAATTTTTCATATGGGTCAATACCACCATCTTTAAAATAATTTCTAATATCATTATATGACCTACTACTGGTTATTTTATAACAATAACCTTCCACTAATCTTTTTTGATTACCAGTTTTTAATGGAATAATAGTAATTCCATATTTAATTTTTTTACTTTCAATATATTGTTCAGATTGACCTTCATATAATTTCTTTACTTTTGATAAATCTTTCATATAAAGAAATGGAATATATTTAATGTTTTCTATTCTTGATTCTTTATTTGGTTCATGTATTATGCATTGGGCAATATTTGTCGGTTTCAACATTAACTAAATATTTTAAATCATTATTATAACCTTCAAGAAATCCTTTAATTTCACCCAATATGTTTTGTTTATTCATTTTTAATGTTATTTATTTAACGTAACATATTTCAACGTTTTAGTTTTGTTATTAAAAGTATATATTTTATCACCATATTTATATTTATTGTCTTTCATTACCATGCTGGGATTTTCCATTAAAATACCTATACTCCAAAGACTTGTTGGTAAATTATTTGCAATAAATTTATAATACTCTTTAGATTTTTTTATCTTAAAATCTAAATAAATTAAATCACCTTCATTTTTTAAATAAGGTTTAAAGATTTCAATGAAAATATTGTGAATTTCTTCCTTTATATTATCATCAGATATATTAGCATTTGATAATAACATATTTAATAAAACATCTCGAATTGGATTCATATTCCAAGTATAAAGTGTAGCCATGTTATATGGTTGTATTAATTAAATTTATAATATTATTTATTTTATTACAAACAATGTTAATTTGATTGTCAATATCTTTAAGAAATTCTTTTTCATTAATTCTTATAATATGACAATTGTGCTTTTCTTTAAGAAAATTTTCTCTAATTAAATCACGTTCTTTTTGTTTTGTTTCGTTATGACTAATTTCATCCCATTCAATACAAATATTATATTTTTCAATATATCCATCAACCCAATATCTTATAAATTTCTTTTCACCA